CCGACGAACGATTGCAGCGTGCCGTCCCCCGCGATGGCGTACATCCCGGCGACATCTTCGCGGCTGACGAGGCCCGTCGTGTTGATGAGGTTCCCGTCCTTGTCGAATGACTCCGTGGCGATCTTCACCAGTAGGTCGGTCTGCTCGAAGAGCGTCTTGTGCGAGTAGACAAAGTCCTCGATATGGTCGAGCGACAGCATCAGCATGTAGAGGTACATCTTGCCGCTGAACGACAGCCGGAAGTCGCCCGTACCGTTCCACAGGCCGCTGCCTTCGAACGTGCGGTAACCTTCGCCGGCGGCGATATCCTGCGTGATGCGGAACTCTTGGAAGTTCTGAAATCCCGTCTGGTCGACACCTTCGAACACAATGTCGAGCGTCCCCGGCTCCGTACATTTGTAAAAGAACGTGAGGAACACCGGCTTGGCCTTGAGCAGCCCGTCCAGCCCCGGCTCGTAGGCCGGCCGTGTCTTGAAGTCGGCGTTCTTCTGGAGGATGTAATTGTTGTTGATGCACATCACCGTGCGGCCGTCGACGTACTCGACGCCCGCATAGCTGCCCTTGTTCGAATAGGGAGCGCCGTTCACCCACAGCCACTTCCCGCCGAGCGTGAAGAAGGCGATGTCGTTGTCCGAGTCCCAGTAGCGCATGCCATTGCCGAAGTTCGGGTTGTTCAGGAAACTCTGGCCCGTCGTGAAGTCGTTGCGCATCGATTCGACGCTCGAACGGATCGTACCCTCCATCACCTCGAACTTCGTCAGGACATCCTCGCCTGTGGTGAGCAGAAAGCGGCCGCGCAGATAGGCGTTGTCCGCATACAGGCCGTATCCGTGCGGCTGGTCGTCTGCGGGGAACCACGAATCGGCGATGCCGTCCAGATTGCCCATGCGGGCATGAAGACAGCCGGCGAGCGTCTTGCCGCTCACGCCGTTCATCACATCGATGCGCGGCTGCCCGTCATCGGTCGCCGAGATCAGGATCAATCCCTGACGCTGCGGATCGGACGTGCTGCCCATCAGCACGCACTCGTCGCCGACGGCCGGCAGCGCACCTCCGAATTCCGAGGCGACAACCCTCGCCACACCGCCCTCCACCGCAGCGATCTCGACCCAGTAGGATTTCGAAGCCGCACCGCCTTCGACTTTGCAGCGGACGAGGTCGCCGGCGACGAACGGACACCCCATCTCGAAGGTCAGCAGGTAGTGCTGCCCCGCAGCGTCCATGTCGACACCGGAGATCTTTCCGTCAGCGGCCGACACGACCAGTTCGCCGCCCACCGAGCGAACCTTCTCCACGAGCAGCTCCAGAACTCGCATCGTCTGACGAACCGTCAGGCGATCCACCGCCAGATGCGATATACCGTCCGCATCCATCTCCAACTGCCATCCCGACCCTAACAGACCGTCGACGAACGACGGGGATCGCAGGAGGCTGCGCACGACGACAGACAGCAGCTCCGCATTGCCCGCAGCGTCTATCTCCCCGCCCACAATGCCGCTCTTGAAGCCGCCGAGGCGCAAACCCTGCTCGAAGGTGATCAGCCCCTGCGCCGTGTCGTTCTCCCGCTTATTGAGAAACTCCTTGCGGCTGCGCTTCGCCGAGAAAAGGTTGAAGTCGCTGGCCGGCGTGTTCTCCCAGCTCCGCACGATATCCGGAAGCCCCGCCGAAGCCGTCTTGGCATAGTGTCGCACCTCGCCCAGCTCCTTGTCGATCTTCTCGAACACACCTTTGCCCAGCACGTCGCTTACCTCGATATCCACCTCCGAGGGGTACTGCACATTCTGCGAAATCGAGGTGATGCGGCTCGTCCGATAACCCATGCCGGGGAAGTATTCGTCGCTCTCCAGCCGCACGCGCCGACCGACGTCGAGCGCAAGGCGCCGTCGGACGACTTCGACATAATCCGTGCGGCCCTTGTAGACGTAGCGATCCTGATCGTGTTCACGCAGGTATTCGTCCACGGCCTCGGCGAACTCCTGCTCGGCAAGGGTGTAGTACTCCTTCGGCATGCGAATATTCCACAGGATGTATTCGTCGCCGACCTTCGGGATCAGCAATCCGCCCGGCAGCTGTGTATCATCGTCGTAGGGCCATTGGGTGATGATTTCGAACTCACGCATCTTCGTGTCGTAGTTCACCTCGAAGTCCCGGCCGTTCA